TATGTACTTATTACTTTGCCTGCATTTGACGCTCCCATTGTTTGGGCTTGCGTTTCTATTGCGTCCGCTTTGTCTTGTTCATCGTTCCCGCTTGTTTCCTTGCTGATAATCATAGAAGGGAACATACCATTTTGCGCCCCATGAGAGTGCATCATGTAAATTGCAATCTCTAACTCTATTGCATCGGCTGCTGAAAGGTACTTAGGTCGTCCGTAAGGCGTGTTAAACGTTCCACTGTCATAATAGTACAGAATGCTTTTTTCATCCTCGCTATTGTAACTATTAATATAATTATTCTTATAGCTGTAAATTGAACTTTTAGGATTCCAATCAGCTTTATAAGAAAACTGCATAGGGCAATCTTCGTCATCAAGTAACGTTACCCTGAAATGAGAAACGTTAATATTCTCAACCGCCTTAATTTCTTTTAGTGGGTTTCTTCTAATCTCTAAAGATAAACTTTCCTGAATCAACAAAGCCGAAGCCATACCGAGTACGCTTTTCTTTTTAAAGAACTCAACTAACTTAACCTCGTCAGCTTTATTAGGACAAGTTAAACCCATTCCAACAATTTGCTGCGCTATGTCGTCAATTATACATTGATGCGTTGGGCTGTTATTGTAAAGGCTGTTTAAGTAGTTACTAAAAAGGTTATCGTAAGCATTAGGGAAGAACGTGTTGCTCTTTCTTTGACCTTGTATTGCGTTGGTCTTGTATCTTGATAGTTGTACTTTCATGCTAAGGCAAAGTCTAAAATGTAATCAAATGAATCGTTAATAGTTTCGTCTAAAACAAATCTTATAACTCCCTGCTTCAAAGTTGCTAAATCCTGCGAAATAGTATAGAAGTAGGTATCGTCTATTAATTGAGAAGTATCGGTAACATCTAAAGGGAAAGAATATAAACCGTTGCTTATATTAGTTATAACCGATGAAAATACAAGCTGCGCTCTGGAAGGACTGTCTAAGGTTAACGTAATGGTTGACCCTACTACGTTAGTCTGGTTTAGTCTTATTTTTACGCTTGCTGCTTGATTCTTGTTTATCGTTATCACTTACCACTTTTTTAAGTTCTGGATACCTATCAAAAATAGGCTTTAAATCTTTTAAAGTGGTGGCGTCTGTAATCTCAAACGCCACCCTTTTATATTGGTATTTACCTTTTTTTAGAGCCATTCTTTTTAGCTTTAATTGGGGCTTCAATTACTTCTTTAACGTAATCAATACCCATTAATAAGTACTGCGCTTTTACTTTTACTTCGTCAGTAATTCTGTTTTGCAATTCGGGATTGTCTTTTAAGAAGGTTAAAACCTCAGACTTTTTAGTTGTGGCGTCAATAATAAAATTATACTTTGAGCCGTTGTAGTTTCCGAATAGATACATAATTAAGAAGGTTCTGTGATTGTAAATGCTGCAGCAAATTCTGAAAAAGTTACCGTTGGCATTGCTGCTGTCGCTTCCTCAGTTAATGTTAATGTCACGCCTTTAGGGTCGTTCAAGTTTGTTCCTGACGCTCCTGCATCGCCACCCGTTACAGATAAACCTCTTTCGTTACCCATGTAAGTATAAACACCGTTTACCCATTTTACTAAAACTTCCGTTCTTCCTTTTACTAAGTTGTCAACCAAAGTTGCTAAAGCAGCAGAATAACCATCAAGTTTAAACTCTAACGTTCTGTCAAATTTAAAAGCGTTTGAAGTAGCTTCTGATGTAATTGGATTGGTTACTGTTGCAGTATTGAATACTGGCTCAATATGATAAGCCGCACCGCCTGTTCCTGAGATAGTAGCTACTCCCGCCGTTACCGCAATAACAACCTCTGTCTTTTGTCGCAAGTCTCTATCAATAATATAGATGCTATCAATTCCCGAAGGAGTTGCGCAACCTCGCTTATAAGCTGATAATGTTAATGTACACATTTAATTAATGTTTTAAAATTAAGGGGAGAAGTTACCCTCTCCCCGTATTATTATAAAGTGTTTTCCATTGTAACCCAATCAGTAGTTACAAGTCCTGCACCATAACCGAAGTTTCCAAAGATGTTTGCTTGGTTCTTCAAGTTATCTCTTTGATCAATTACATCAAGTGAAATAATATCGCTTGGTGCAGATGGTAAACCTATACCCAAGTTTGAAGTCTTACCTAAAAGAATCCAATAAGGGTTTAAGTTTGGTACAACTTTGATTCCAAAACCTCCGAAGTTTGTTGGCTCAGAAGAAAGGACCGCCATGTTTTGCGTTTGTAAGCTTCTTCTGTAAGCCCATGCAGTTGCAGGAGAAACGTGAAAGAATACGTCAGCTTGCTCATTCAATAAAGCTATCGGCACTTGGTCAACCATTGTGTTAAACTTCGCTTGGATAGTTGTAGGATCTGTTAAAGATGCTGCTGCTGCGATAATCTGAGCAGTTAAACTTGCCGCTGTTAACTTGTCGTTTGCTAATTTAACAAAACCGTTAATTGTTGCAGTGGTGTCTCCTGTTGCTCCTGCGTTAGAACTCCATAACTCAGCTTCAACAGTCTTTAATGCTTGTGCAGCTATGTTAGTAATCATTGCAACTTTCAACTCCTCTGGAATACCCATTGCGTGAATGTTTGCTACTGCTTCTTTCCACTCGGTGTTTTTAAACAAATCGTAAGGAATAGGCAAGTTAATGCATTTCTTGTCGATTGTAAACTCAGTGTCGCTAATTGCTGCATTGCCTTGCTCTGAAGGTGCTGTTGCGTAATCTTGAACAATTCCTCCTGTGGTCATTTCCCACATAGAGAACTTATCTCTTGTACCTTGTACTTGTTTAATTCCGAAGCCCGAATCAAATGATGCTGCTCCTAATACTGCATTCAAGAAAATCTCCTCTACTCGGGAGATTGAATCTGATGCTTGTGTAATTGCTACTGCCATGTCTTAATAATTTACTCTGTTATTTAAATAATTAGCAACAGAATTGGTTTCAATTGCATTTAATTTGGTTACTGATTTTGGTTGAACATCTGATACCTTTGCAAGTTTCTCAGTATTCAACTTTGTTTCTGCTTCAATTTTTGCTAAGGCTACTTTCATAACTCCTAACTCGGTTTTCAAACTTTCGTTTTCTTTACCCATTTCTATTGATGCTTCGGCTTGCATTTTTGCAATACCAACAATCTCAGCAATTTTGTTTTGCATTGCTTCGCTGTCAAACTTTTCTTCTTTTTCGCCTAAGTCTTCCATTTCTGTAATAGAAACCAAAACACCACCTTCAACGGTCATTGTCTTGCCATCCACTTCAAAAGTTCCTTCGGCAGGAACGGTCATGGCTTCATCTTCGAAAACTGAAACGCCTTCCTCAAAAGATTCTGCATAGATTAATACCCCTTCACCAACATCAACAGACGCAAGCTTAGTTTTTTCGCTTGGCTTCATACCAAGTTTAATTAAGATTTCTCCTAATAATTTGTTTGTTTCACTCATTTCTGAATTGTTAATTGATAAATTGATTAATTCGTGTGCCATATCGGCTTCTATTGATATTCCTTTGTATGTTCCATCTTTTATCTTTGCCCATACCTCGTCATTAGATATGTATGTTCCCTGCATCCATGTTTTGGCAGGAACTTTAAAACCTAACTTTGCGGCTTTGTCATTTATTGGATCTTCTACTATCCAATTTTCTACAACGTCAACGCCTACTAATTTTAGGCTTTCATCGTGTTCGCTATTCCAATCCCCAAGCGTTGTTTTAGCAAGCATATAATCCCTTGCAATCTCTTCAATGGTATCGCCTGATAAGTAAATCTCATAAGGCTCTCCGCTATCCGTTACCCTTGGTATTACTTTGTCTGGAATAAGAACGGGGCTGTAAATCATTCTTTTCTCTTCTTGGATAGAAAGCTGAATAGGTTTATCTTCTTTACTTAAAAAGATAAAATCTGTTTCTATTGCAGGATTTTCTACCAATGCAATTCTAAACACCGAGGTGCTTAACCAATCCTTTTTCTTCAGCTCGAATCGCTTCATGTTGTAAAATTAATTAGCTTGTTAAGAATAAAATTGTAGTATTCGTCGTATTGCTTATCTTTGCCTTATTAATTAATACTTGACAAAGTGAACAAACCAATCAACTACTTTTTAGAAAGGGAAATACTAAGGAAAATAGAAGTCTGCGAAATGATCGGCTGTTCTTTGAGAACCTTACACAATTACGTTAAGTTTAAAGGGCTTCCAATTCATAGGGTGCAAGGTGCAAATCCTTACTTCTTAGCTTCCGAAATAATGAAGTGGATAAAAGAAAGCTGAGTTACTTCCCTATCCTAATTAAATCGCTTACTCTATTATCCATCTGAGCGGTGTCTTTAATATCTTGATTCACTACAACCGCTCGAACTGTTCCAAATCCGCTACCACCTCCAACGCCTTGGTTGTTTGCTGTAAAGTCTGGGATTCTTGGAGTGTTAGTAGATGGTCTTGCACCGCCGCCACTACCACCCGAAACAGAAGAAGGAGAACCCCCGCCTGTTGAAGTACTTAATATCTTTTTAACTTGAAGTAAACCAAAAACGCCCGTTGCTACTGCTTGCGCTATTGCATAACCCGGTATTGCTGCGCCCGGGCTTGTTTGCGCTGCTCTCAAAGATCCGACAACCGCTGCAAAAGTATCAAAGGTTGCTTGTGCTGCTGCTATTCCTTTTTGTGCTTTCTCGTTCTTCCCTGCTAACTCTTGAAGTATGTTAAAGCCCGAAGAAACTAATCCAACTTTTATGTCAAACAACGCCTTGTCATCTGCCTTGGTTATTGCATCGGCAGCCTTTTTATCGTCATCTTGTTTTTTTAATGCGTCTGCTTTTATTTTTGATATTGTATCGGTATGTTCTTTTTCAATAGCTTCAACCGTTTTATTCATTAAATCGGTGTCATTAATAAATAATTTAGCTTGCTCTAATCTTAAAGTCCTTTCTTGCTCTGCTTCTAATATTGCTTTTTCTTGTTCTTCTTTTCCTAATAATGATAACTCTTTAATTATTTCTTTTTGTTCTTTGAGTAAAGAATTACGGTTGGTTTGTTGTTCACTCTCAAATCCTGCTACTTGGGCTGCTGTTGCTGCTACTTCGTTTAACGCTTGTTGTAGTGCTGCTTGTGAATCTATATTATCTTTATCAATAGAAAGTTTTGCTCTTGCTGCATCAACTCCAATTTGGGCAAGTTTAGTTTGTTCTGCTTGTTGGTTTTGTAGTATCCTGCCAAGTTCTTCATTTGCTTCTATTCTCTCTCCTATGCTTTTAGTATCGTCATCCCTTATCTGCCTTTGCCTTTCTGCCTGTAAATCGTACTTTTCAATTAACCCTTGTATCTTAGCTTCTGCAATTAAAGCAGACTTTTCTAGTTCCTTGTTTGCCTTGGCTGTTTCAAAGGCTGCCGATACGCTTATTTCTTTAACCCCTTCCATTACACCCGTTGCAACTTGTCCGATTTCACTTATAGCACCTCCAAAGTTTTCTACAACATCTTTACCAGCTACAATTGCATCTTTGCCTACTTCTATTATCGCTGCTTGCGTTTCAACTATTGAAGCTGTTAAATTTTTAACTGTTTCAGGGTCGTTATCCCCAAGCATTGACTGTTCCCAAGCTAATTGCGCTTGCTGTATGCCTAAAGATATTGCGTAAAAAGATAACTTTAAAGGCGTCAAAGCAATTGTCATTAATCCAGTTACGGTTTTCTTTAGTTTATCAAATCCGCCTGTTCCTTTGCTAACTTTGTCCACAACATCGCCTACAATAGTTGCAACTTTGTTTCCAATTATTGCTAAGGTATCCATTGCAGCTGAAAACAAATCCATTACTTTCTGATTTCCTTTAAAGGCTTGCATAAGCCCTGCAATTATTCCAATAAGCAAACCAATCCCTGCACCTTTAATAGCCAATCCAACACCCTTAAATCCTTTAGAAAGTCCACTTGTACCCTTTACTGCTTTCTTATTTGTTTTTTCAACATCACTTGCTACTTTCTTTTGAGATCCCAAAGACTCCTTTTGAACATCTGCTAAGTTTTTCATTGCAGCAAGTAAACCATCAACAGACTTTTCACTTTGTTGTGTTTCAACTACTGTTTTAACTTCTAATATTTCAGCCATCTTTTATGTTATTAGTATTTGTCCATTTTGTGTTGCTATGTCTTTTACAGAATCGTAAAAGAATCCGTAAGCTATTGCGCTTTGTTCTAAGTCTGCTTGGTCTGAGGAATTGCCATCCCCTAAATCGCTATTATCTGCGCTGTCTTTCCATTGTACTATTGAGTTAAGTACGTTGTAAGGATAGAACGGTGCTATGTCAATATTCAAAACATCAAACCTTTTCATAAATGTAGCACTTACAAAGTTATCTCTTGAAGTTAAACTAATACCGTTCAACTCTATCAATCTCATTAACGTGTTCTTGTAGTAAAACTTCTCGTTAAACTGCCATCCATCAATGTCGTTTACGCTGAGTTTAACGTTGATCTTTACTTCCCTGCTATTTTCGCTGTACGTTTCTTGTAGGTACTTCTTCCAATATCTTTCATAGAGGTTATTGTTAGGGTAATTTTGAGAAGAAAAGAAAGAAAGCGATTGCCCGAAATTACTATCGGTTTCATTAAATCCGCCTGCTATTTCAGACCAGTTACCTGTAAAAGGTGCGCTAGTATAGACTGTTGAATTTCCGCTAAAAATACTTTTAAGTTTCCATGACATTGAACCGGTTGCAGCCGAAGTGTTTAGAATAGTAGGACTGCCGACAATTATATTTCCATCATTATCAGTAAAACTTGGAATTGGACAATTCGTTAATTCAATACTTTTGTGGGGAATAGTTGCAACAGGTAGCTTAATTTCAATTTCATTTTTCGCAAACTCCGTTCCTGTGTTACTAATTAATTTTTGACCGAAAGGCTCTCCAGTTAATTCAAGAAATTTAGAACTAAGAAAATCTTTATTTTCTTTGTATCCCAATCGAATAGACCTCGCACCCTGAACTGAAAAAGGTTTTACTTGTACATCTATGTTGTTTTCAATTAAGTTGTCTAAAACGATTGTTGTAGTGTTGTCATCTATCCAATCAATCCAAGGTATTATCTTGTAACTTCCATCGGTTTGCTTTAATATTTGCCCGTTACATTGTCGAACAATTGTGCTAACAATATCCCAAGCTGTTAACTGGGGACAATTAGCCGATACGTTTACCGTTGACGTTGCAAAAAATGCAGGGGAAGCAATACATTCTAGAACCCTTGTTCCAATAATTATCGAGTCGCTAAACGTTTGAATAACTAAACTAAATCTATCCCCTGCTACTAAGTCGGTAATCGTAAACTCGCCCTGCACATTTCTATTTTGAGTAGCAAAACTAGGGTCTGTTTGTCCCCAAACTACACCTATATCCGTTGATGCGTTTTTTCTAACAAAGAATTGAAAAGCCTTCCGGTTTGAACTTGCTTCGTTTAATATAAAGTCTGCATAATATCTAAAAGTATAATCGCCATCAACCAAACAAACATATTCATTGTTAGGAATATCAATTACAGCAGGGTTAGAGTAGAAGTCTCCTGAAGCAAATGAAATAACAAATTTGTTTGTATCATTTGCTACATTAAAATTAGCGTTATCGTATAATGAACCCGTATTACTTAATGCACTTGTATTTAAAACAGGAAATCTGTTCTTGTCATTATGAAGCAAAATAGCCTGATTCATTAAATCGTCTATTCCCTCTGTTGCAATTACTAAAGGCATTAATTCAAAACACTTTTTAAAAGTTGCTGCTATTTTAAAATCATATTCTGTTAACCCTGCATCAATTTGTAAGTAATCCCAATTCTGCCCAAAGTTAATGATTGGGAATATGTACCCGTTAGAATCTCTATAACCTACTGGGTCATCAAAATACTGCTTTATTTCCGTATAATTATACAATACACTTTCCCCTGCACAAAGTTCTGCCATTGTAATATTAGAGAGCGTTCCTTTTAAATCCGTTTCATTACCTTGGAATAGCATTTCTACCTCCTTAGTAACGCCTTGCACTGCATTGGTAACGAAAAAAGAACCCTCAAACCTTGGGAAGCCATCAATTAATATCCTCCCCTTTATAGAATTGTTTAGATTAACCTTTGCTTTTTGGCTTGGGTCTGTAATGTCGCCTAACGCTTGTAGTAAATCGCCTACTAACGGAAGCCTAAAAGATTGCTTTGTAATAGTCCCTTGGCTATCTAAGTTATCCAATGAAGCAACTAAGCGGTTAATCTGTATACTTTCATTCTCGAAAGTCCTGCATACATAAGGAACGTTGTCAATATCTAATATAATAGTTACTATCATTGGATCTGCTGAATTTCGTTATTAGCATACTGCAAAGTAATGTCTACTTTATAAAGCCCCTGCGTTAAAAGTTCTTGGTCAAAATTGGTAGTCTTTACTATCATTGGGTGTGTACCATTTGATGCGAACATTAAAACAACAGGGGATTTAAACAACTCAGCCAAGGCATCAACCTGCTCTTGCGTCTTAAAGTAGTCGCTTCGTATCGTAATTTCTTTAGTAGTCCTATTACCAAACTCTTGTAAGTTAGGGTTGTTAATATTCTGTATCCCTGCAAAGTCAACCGCTTTGTAATCTATGCCATCGGATTGAATCTTCTTACCCTTTTGAACTTGGTAAGTTGTGTTTGCAGCAAGGGTAAAGTTTTGGTATTCTGCTCCTCCGTATCTGTTAGCCCAATACAACCGATAATTGTCTTGCTTTGGATTGCAGACATCCCTTGATACTTTTACTTCCTCTGAATCGAATGTTGCATCCTCTGCGCTTGTGTATCTAATCCTTACCTTCCAATAAGCTGCCGTTGCAGGAATACTAAAATCTAATAAATTAATACCTTGAGTTAAATACCCAACTCCTGAAGGTGTAGCTATTGCTGTGTTTGTCGAACTGCCAGCTATCAAAGTATCATTCATCCTATAAAAATCCACAAGGTAATTTGTAGCTGTTAAAATTGAATCGGTAGTTGAGTAGTAAGCCCTGAACTTAGATAAAAAAGAAAGCAGTTCAGTATCGTTAGTTAATAATGAAACCTCTTTTTTAATCTTTGGTAATTTTATAGGCGCAAAAGAATACCAATAAAAATCTCTGTAATTCATTACCAATGGCTGTAATTCATAACCATTGTAAACGTAAAACTCATCGCTTAACAAGTAACCCTCAAAGGCAGGAGCGTTGGCTTCGACTGTTGAATAACTTGCCCCTACTTCTATTTTTATAATAGAAAAAGATTCTGTTTGCAATGTGTTAAAATCTCCAAATACTGACTTAAAAAAAGAATCCTGCATCAACTTCAAAGGTTCAACTATTACCCTGCCAGTTGACCCCATTGGGTTAACTATCTTCTCGACTACTTTAGTCGTGTCATTCATTGGTGTTACCTTAACCCTAAAAGTAAGGTGGAAGGTAAGATCTTCCAAGTTCTCAATGATTACTGCAAATGGGTTGTAAGCGCCATAAACCCCAATCTCTGGGTCTGTATGCTTGTAGTCTACTGTTGTTGCCATTATCTTTTAGTTACGTTAAATCCTTGTTTTCTTAATTTGTCGTTAATCTCAAAAGCTAAATCCATTACTTGGGCTTGTTCAAGATTCTGCCTTTGTTCTTTAAAAGCCCTTGCATTTGCTTTACTCATAAAGTTAGTTCTTACTATCCCATCTCTTGCAATTGCCCTACCCATCATAAAAGCTGCTGCCTTGATGTTGGCTTCTGTCTTAGGAACGAATTGAGATACCTTCTGCCCGCTTGAATTTTTAAATACTTTTCTCAATCTCATCCGAGAAGTTTTAATGTACTCTTCCATTACGCCTTTCGCAAGGTTTTTTTTCTTAAAACTAAAGGTTGACTTTTGGCTTTTCTTCCATCCGTTAACTCCCTTCTCTATAAATATCCCGTACTCTTCTTGGGTTGTAAATTCAACTATTGTGCTGCCATCTTTTTCTTTAATGTCATAACCAAGTCCATTACTAAGACCTTTAGTATTGTTTGTTTTGCGTTTCTTGCCTGCAAATCCAGTTAAGTTAAGATTGCTTTTAGCTTGCTTAATAGATTCGTCAGCGTAAGTCTTTAGTGCTATTAAAAGATTTTCGTGTTCCATTATACTAAGCAGGTTTTTTGAAGGGTAAACGTAAGATTGAACTCCACACCCCCCAAGCCGTCCTTGTATCTCTTTTCAACCTTAGTGACGTTAACGCTATCTTGAATAGTAAAGGCGCTCTCATTACGAATGTAGGATACCAACATTGATCCGATACTATTGCAGTCTGATATTACAAACTTTCTTCTTTCATCTGGATCTTGTATAGTACTAAGTAAATCCAAGATTTCAAAGTGAACGTTTAACGTGTCAACATTCAAGTCGTATGTTCCAAGGTTATCTTCCAAGTCATAAATAAGCTGAACTCCATTTTTGTCCAATCCTGCATCGCCATACTTTTGGAAATCCACAACGTTTATTTCGTCAAAGTTTGCTTCAACTAACGTTTTAAAGTTTTCTATTACTTGTTCAATTGACGTTTGCATGATTCTTTTTATTTATTTCTTCAATCCTTGTTTGTTCCATCCAACTAAACGCTCTCCATATTGGCATCTGCTCAGCTTTCTCCATTTTGGTGGCGTCATCATTGCTCAATATTTTTAGCAATCCGTACATCTTCCTGCCATCATTCTCCTCGACTTGCTCCCCTTTATAAAGTACTGGATAATTCTCTTGCAAATTTACAATTAATTCGCTAAATAATTTCATTGAATAAAGGGAGTAAAGGAAAGGTGCATCAAAAAAGAACTTTTGATTTTCTAAATATTCATTTTTATTAAATGGCTTATCCCAATCCTTCCTATAAATTAAAGCAGTAACCGCATAGAAAAATTCAAAGGTTTCACTATTCACGTCGATGTTTACCAACTCAACTAAGAACTTCAAAGGCATATCCATTAAATCGTCAATCCTTTTAAATGACTTACCGTTGTAATTTATAACCTTCTCAGGCTCTCCTACATCCTCGTTGCTTATATTGTAAATGAAAGTGTAAAGGATTGCAAGTTGATCGTCCTCAGAAAACAAAGCGGTGTCATAACCTATGTGTCTAAAAAAAGTTTTCACTTGCTCCTTTTCGGTCTGCGTTCCAAGGGCTTGCATTAAAGCCTGTTGAATCTCCTTTGACGAATTTGGTATCTTGATTCTCATATTTTGGTTGATTGGGATTCTTAAAAACTATGTTCTTTTCTATTATTCCTGTTAACACATCTGGTGCACCATCTTGGGTGTTTGCTCTAAAGTTCTTTTTGAAGCCCGTTAAGTGCTTCCAAAACATTCCCCACTTGCTATGCCAATCCTTTGGAAATAGCACGTGCCTTTGTACCTGAGCGGAGTTACTTATTATTCTTGATTCTTTGTTAAGCGATTGATGAAACCAGCTAATCGCACATTTAGTATTCTTTTGTACATTAATAGCAAAGTACCGCCCACCGTTGTTGCTTTCAAAATCAGCTTGCTTTGTTCCAGTATCATTCAACATCTTGGGTAACATCGCTTCGGTCATTTCCATTCCATCCAAAGTATAAAGAATGTCAGTAATATAAATGTCATCGCCTACCTTATCATAACAAACTGAACAAAGGTAATCAGCACCCGCATCAGCTGTATCAGTGTAATTTCCTTTCTTTATTACCCCCTCAGGTATCCTCTCGTAAGTCCTCCACTCGCCTGAGTATAGTAAACCCTCTTTTGATGTTGGGTTTCCTTGATGTAAGCATTCAAATTTGTTTGGATCAATTCGCCTTTCCTCTTCTAACTTTTCAATCGAGTGCCTATTCTCCCATAATGGTTCTCCTTTTATTCTGTTGTCTATTGGAGTGGGCTCAGTCATCTTGATTGCTTCGAAGTTTATTTTCACCCATTCTTTAGGGTTAAGTCCGTCTAACTCGCTTAAATCATTTATAACGTTTACCTTTTCATTCTCTTCTATCCTTCCGATTACATCCTCTTCGTGCCATCTTGTGAACACGATCAACTGTTGACTTTCATTGTGTAACCTTGTTTTAACAACTGAGGTGTACCAATCCCAAGCCGACTCTCTAATTACTGGGCTGCTTCCTTCTTGGTAATCTTTGTAAAGGTCATCCATTATAACGCAATCCAAAGTAATTGATGTTAACGCCCCACCCCTTCCAACTGCTTTCAACATTCCTTTGTGTCCAACTATCTCAAACTCTTCAGAGTTCCTTAGATAGCTACTTGCTACCGTTACAACGTTACTTTTGTTCAGTGTTGTGTTAGGAAATAAAGAATGATATTCAGGTGTGTCTATAATCCTTTGGTTGTCTCGGTTAAACTTTCGGGCAATAGTAGAATTGTAAGAAGTAATCGCAAGCCTTGTATTAGGATTTAAACCAAACATAAAAGAAGGTAGCCGTCTTGTGCTTCCTTCCGATTTGCCATGTTGAGGTGGCATAGATACCATTAGCTTCTTAATCTTACCTTTTGCAAACCTATCTAATATCTCATAGTAAGCTACGTGGTAAGGCTGCCAATCAAACCCAGTGGTTGTGTACTCGGTATAATCCTTTAAGGTGGCTCTTGCTTTACGCCTTGCCCCGTCCTTTATTATCTCTAACGCCTTGGATCTATCCATTCAAAACCTTATTAGCTTTGTCGAGTTGGGCTTGAAATTCCTCTTCGCTTAAATTGGATAAATCAAAGTTTTTGTTTAGGTTTTCGGTTTCCATTCTTTCAATGTACCCTCTTTTCTTTCCTTTAGTTTTTAAGTAGAATATTGTAGATGTTGAATTGCCCGACTTGATTTGTTGGTGTAGCTGACTTTCTGCAAAGTCCAAAGCCACATTCTCAATGTCTTTAACTTTCTTTGAAAACTCTTCATCTACTTTTAGCCATTCATAAAATATTGTCCTTCCTACTCCTACTTTCTTGCAGGCAGAAGTTACCACTCCAAGAGAAGATTCTAACGCTTCAAGAATTGCCTTTTTATGTTGTTCAGTTTTGTTCATACTTCTTACCGTTTATTTTAACTTCTAGGCTTTCGTCTAACTTAATCATTCTGTCTATTATGACTTGACAATACTTCGGGTCTAATTCCATACCGTAGCATTTTCTTTTTAATTGGTGGGATGCTACCATTGTAGAGCCGCTCCCTAAGAATGCATCATATATATTTGACTTATCTAAGTTATCATTCAACGCCATCTCGATTAAAGATATAGGCTTCATAGTGGGATGTACCGTATTCCTCTCTCTTTTAGTTTGCCATACATCCCCTCTTATTGTTTTCTGCCCACCAAACTTTCCGTGGTATAGTATTATTTCGTGCTGCTTAAAATACTTATCTAAATGCTGAGCAGGGTTTACCTTATCCCAAACTATAAAAGATTTAACTGGCTTCTGTAAATCCTCCAAAGCCTTTCTAAATAAATGGGAGTACTGCCAAGAGCAGCAAACATAAAAAGTATCTGAGTTTACATTTAAAGAATCATATAGAAATTTCGTAAAATCCTCATCGCTCATCTTATCGTTGGCTATCTTGTCGTGCTTACCTTTTGACACCCCTTGATAGTCTATATTGTAAGGTGGGTCTGTAAAAACCATATCAGCTTTTTTACCATCCATTAGCTTTGCAACTGTATCGCTACAAGTACTATCTCCACAAAGCAACCTATGCTTTCCAATCTCTATCAAGTCTCCAAGCACTACATCTACTTGCATACCATCAGGCTCAGTGTAATCGTCCTCCTCCGCTTCAAGCTCTGTTACATCCTCAAACGGAAAACCATCTAATCCCCATTCTTCAAGTTGCGGAGCATCCCATTCGTTCGCTAAAATATCCCAATCCCATTCTCCAAACCCTACGTTATCCTTTACGATAAATTCCTTCTCCTGCTCTGGAGTTAATTCACTTGCTTTGATTATTGGCACTTCTTTCAATCCTGCTTCCTTACAAGCCTTCAATCTCATATTACCTCCCAACACTACCATATCGTTATTTACTACGATTGGTCTTAGTTCAAGCATCTGAGGAAACTGCTTTATTGAGTTAACTAACTTTTCAAACTTTTCGCTTTTAATTAAACGAGGATTATTAGGGTTTGATTTTATATCTGATATTTTTACTTTCTGCATTATATTCTTAATAGAATTAATTAAATCATTTGTCTTTTGTTTACCCTATGCAGCTTTGTAACTAACTGCTTTGTTTTGGGTTGTTTATTTTATTGGTAGCCATTTACAAAGTAATCCTCCCAACCTTTGTTTTTACTCTTGTCGTCCTGCTTCTTTTGATACTTGTACATCATCCACAAAGTTACGCTAAAAGCAATTAACTGGAGGGTTACTATTATTGTTGCTACTATTAATATGTTTGTTAGGTTATCCATTTTGAAATATT